GCTGTATGTGTAGAGTTTGAATCCGAACAAATTGTTATTGTTCATAACCGCCTTCATCAGTGCCAAATCTTCGAGCGTGAGCTGGTTAAAGTGTCGCGGATTTAAAACCAAGACTCTGTCTTCGGGCAAATCCATGTCATCAAATCGTTCTTTTAAGCTCAAAATGTCAGCAAATTTGATGTTTTTACGTGTGCCGCTCGCACTGCCTGTGGTCGGTATTACAGGTGTAAACGTGTCGTCGGAAACAGGGGTGTAATTGAAGGCACCGGCTTCGGCATATTTTTGGAAGAGTGCAGTTTTGTGGCGGTTTACGACGGATGTACGTTTGTTGTAAGCTAACTCTATAAGCTCGGAAGACGGCATGTGTGTTGGCTTCGAGGTGTAGTATTCGAGTACTATATCCAAAGGCGTGTCTGCCAAACTTTCTACGGGTATCGGAAATGCGGTATTGTTTTTCAGTACCGACGGCGTTCCACCCACTTCCGCAAAGTTTATTTTGTCGTTTTCTACCCACATGCTCCAATTTTGAGCTTCGTTTAAAAAACTCATGTTTGGGTAGAATTTGTCGCGGATGTCGTTCGTCCAAATTTCTTTGGTCAGTTTAACCGATAAGGCTCCGCTTACCTGCGGAATAAATGACAGGGCATTGGCGACACCCACCCCCACCAGCGGGTTGAGGTCAATAAGCATCGCCCCGAACGCGCCGAGTGTGCTGTTGAATACGATTGTGAGCAAAATGCTCAGCATGGAAAATAACTTTTTCATATTTACTTTGATTTTACGTGATTTTCGACTAATTTTTTGAAGGTTTCCGGTTCGTTATCGCGCAGATACGCGAGACGTTCCGGGTTTGATTTTTGCAGCGTGTCAAACGTTTCTTCGGTTCCGGTATTCGGTTGGGTCACACCTTTTGAAAGGCGAAAGTTTTTGTCCGGCATTGTGCTTTTTTTGCTGAGCAGCTCCAATGTCTTTTCGGCAAGTTGGAAATCCGTGTCGGCAAGTTTACGCAACGATTCTTTGTTTTCGTCTGTTACGGCGGCATGTTTCATAAGTTTGTCAATGCGCTCGGTTCGTATCGCCGCGAGTTCGTTTACTGCCGTTTCGCGTTCCGTTTTTAGTTTCGCAACGGCTGTTTCAATGTCGCGCTCGGTCGCATTATCGCTAAGTCCGAGCAATCGTTTCACTTCGTTCATATTTATTTGTTTGAGATTTGGAATGGCTTGGTTAAGTTCTGCACTGTCGGCAGACAAGGTAATTATCTGTCCGTTATGGTGTAATTTCAAGGCGTTGCTGTTGGACGGAAACGGCGTGATACTTGCCTCTACAATGACCGATTTGGTTACGGTTGAGCGCGTTTGCCCCGGTTTTAAATCCTGAGCGGAATCGCTGAGTTCTTTGTAGTCGAAGCCGATGGAGACGCCTTTTAAAAACCCTTTCTCAACTTTGCTTTCAATGCGTTTTGCATTTTCATCGTCTTGGTCGAATACGGCATCGGCAAGCAGTTCGGAGTTTTCAATACGGATATTTTCCCAACGTCCTATGGGCATCATGCTGTAAGAGCGATGGTCATATAACATTACGGGATTCTTTTTGAACTGTTCCAAGTCAATCCCGTAAGTTCGTATCCAAAACCCGTAACTGTTTAGGCTCTCGTCTGACAATTTGAAGGTGTGCGGTTTGATGTTGTGAGCCATGTGTGCAATTATTTTTAATGCAAGTTTCCGATTTTTTATTTTTTCAACAAAATTTTAATATACAGAGATGCTCTGTACATGCTTAATAAGTCTGTACAGAGCATCTCTGTATATTAAAATTATTACAAATGTCTCACTTTGCTTAGCTTTGTTTCAAAAATAAGAGATACACACATGCAAAAAGACAAAGAGCGCAATACGGCACACATATTATATATAGAGCAAGGCAAATCGGCAAAAGAAATTGCCGAACTGCTCGGCGTGTCCGAGAAAACAATTTCTGTCTGGGTAAACAAATACGGTTGGAAGTCGCGACTTACGGCTAAGGTTACAAGCCGCGATGCCCGCATTGACAATCTGAAACGTATTATTGACAACATTGCCGAACAACGCATCGAACTGCAAGCCGAACTGTCGGATTTGGTTAAAACAAATTCCGATAAAGAACGCCGGCAGCAAATCCGTATGGAAATGGCAGGCATAGACGGCACCATTGCCAACTGGAACAAAACGCTCGAACATGCCGAAAAGGAAACGCGTATTACACTCGGCACCTACCTTACCGTTATGGAGCGCGTATTCCGTGCCATGCAAGTTTTCGACCCAAAATTGCATTATCAAACCATTGCGTTTCAGGAACAACACACTACGGACATCACTAACGAACTCGGATAATGAAACTCACAGATAAACGCATCTTAGAAGACTATCGCGCGAAACTGGAACGCATCAAGGCGAGCGGCGATATTGACGTTTTTGAAACCAAAGAAACGCAAACGGCACGGATTAACCGTGCAAAAAAAGATATTGCCTATTTCGTTAAAACCTATCTGCGGCATTACATTTCGGATGCCGGCGGCAAAATCATTGAAACGCCGGACTTTCACATTGCGTTTGCAGCCAAAGTTAAAAAAAACAAACGCATCAAAGCAATCATGCGTTGGGCGCGTGCACACGCAAAATCTGTGCTTGCCGATTTGATATTGCCGCTGTGGCTCTGGATTAACGACGACATCGGGTATCTGGTTCTTATCGGAAACAACGAAGAGAAAGCGAAAATATTACTGTCCGATTTACAGGCCGAATTTGAGGCAAACGAGCAACTGAAACACGATTTCGGAACGCAAATGCGCTACGGTACCTGGGAAAAGGGCTATTTCATTACTAAAAACGGATTCATCGCCAAAGCCGTAGGCGCGGGGCAGGATGTGCGCGGCTTACGCATGAAGGCAAAACGCCCGGACTATATTGTTGCCGATGACCTCGAAGATAAAGACACCGTGCGTAGTCCGAAAAAACAAGACGAACTCGCCGACTGGATTCTGTCAGCCGTAATTCCGACCATGGACGGCGACCGTGCACGGTTCTTACTCGCAAACAACCGCTTTGCACCGCGCATGATACAAACGGTGTTAGAGGAGCTAACCGACACTTGGACAATAGACCAAGTGAACGCATATAACCCGGCAAGCTACGAATCGCGGTGGGCGGCAAAATACACCCCGGACTACTGGCGACAAATCGAACGTGAAATCGGCGTGATTAAGGCAAATGCCGAATACAATAATACGCCGCATGTGCAGGGCAAAATATTCAAACAAGAACAAATTCAGTGGGGGCAAGCTCCGCATAAAAATCAGTTCCGAAAAATCGTAGGGCATTGGGACGTTGCGTATGCCGGCAACAGTACATCCGACTACAACGCCGTGCGTGTGTGGGGTTTGTATAATTCCGACTTTTGGTATTTGGATTCATTCGTAAAACAAACCAAAATGCGCGAAGCCGTGCAATGGATGTGCGACTACCAAAAACGGCTGCCGCAGACGGTAACGATACAATGGCGGTTCGAGGCACAGTTCTGGAACGACGAAGTGCAACGTGTGATAAACGAAGTCCAAAACGAATTTAAACTAAACTTAAACATCGTAAAAACAGAAGCCCCGCGCGGCAGAAAATACGACAGAATTGAACGGCTGCAACCCTATTTTCAGAACAGCCGAATAGTTTGGGACAAAGACAAAAAAGCACATGCCGACACTCAAATCGGGTTACAGCAGTTATTCGGTATCGAACCGGGTTACCGTTCGCATGACGATGCGCCCGATGCCGATGAACAGGCAATACGTTACCTTGAAAATTACCTCCGTGTATCGAATTTCAACATTCGCTCCGGAAAATTCCGTAAACCTCAAAATCGAAATTTATGATATTCAGCACAAAAACGGACATTGAGCAGCGCATACCCGCACAGATACTTGCACAAATTACGGGAGGCGACGATACCCGAATTTCAACAGCCGAAACGCAGGCAATCGGTATAATAACCGATTTACTTTCGGGCAATTACGACACCGCCGCCGAGTTTGCAAAAACCGATACCGACCGCCATGCAAGTTTGCTGATGTGGACGGTTTCACTCACTTGTTACTATCTGTATGCACACATCGCGGACACGCAAACACCCGACCGCATTGTAAAAGATTATGACGATACCCTGAAATCACTCTCAAACATTGCGCTCGGAAAACTGCCTACCACACTCGCACCGCTGTTAAACGATAACGGAACCACCAAGCGTGTGGTTAGATTCGGTTTTAACCAAACACGAAACCACGAACTGTTATAGTCATTAGTCAATAGTCATTTGTCAATAGTCATTAGTCAATAGTCATTTGTCATTAGTCATTAGTCAATAGTCATTAGTCAATAGTCATTTGTCATTAGTCAATAGTCATTAGT